GCTGCTGAAATATAACACTCCTCTGCCACCAATACAGGCAGCTAACCTTAGAACTTTAGGACCAGTCCACACCTGCTCTTGTGGCTCTACAGTCTTTAGCATCTTTGCTCAGTTTGAAGATTATGAGATCGCCTGGTGGGGTTTAGATGGAAGCTGTGCTAACTGTGGCAACTTAGTTAAAGTGCCCTGTCCTGTAGATAAAGAGTGCTAAATTTAGCATCAAATTTTGGGCATAAAAAAAGAAGCCCCCACCCCGTTAGGGATGAGGGCTTTTGCCTCGCGCTATCTACAAACTACTCTGCTCCACGACCAAATTCTTTAGCCGATGGATCAAGCCACTTCAGTACTGGACCAAGGAATCCAGCAAGTGCTGCTGCTCCAAGGGTCTTTACATCAGTTTCTCCTGCTAGGTAAAGTGCAATAGCAGCAGAGGCTGCAGCACGAAACCACGTCAGCGATACTTGCTTTAGTGTTTCCATTAGTTGCCTTTCTTTCGTTTATTGTGAACCTTGCAGCAGGTGCATACTGGTACCACATTGGTACCTTTTGCTACCTTCTTCTTTGCTTGAGGCTGCAAGGCAGCCTTTAGCTGGTTCACAACTTTAGGTTGATTCATCCACCAAAACCAAGGGCTAGTGTCATTAGCACTATCAGCGTTGATAGAAATATGAAGATGCTTAGAATGAGGGTTGCTACCACTGTAAAAACGATTGCCAGACTTAGCCAACTGGCGTGACCAAATTTTCTTATTGAAGATAAGGTAGGAAACGCGCTCATCCTCTTTAAGTTTTTCAAAAATAACGGCACAGTCAATACCTGCCTTTGGGTCGTGGGTCAGGTCTACTGCCAGTCCAGTATTGTGATCTGAATTAGGACTTGCCTTGATGTGAGCCTTGCTTGGCAGTAGGCCATCCGATGCCTTGTTCCGCTTCGGTGCAAGCGCAGTTGCCTGCCTTAGAACGGCAATGGCTGCAGGTGTTGCACTCTTTGCAACAGGTTTCATTCATTTCCTCAATGCTTCCTTGACTAGCTCAGTCAATAATTCTACTTTTTCTTCTAGCAGATTAACTTTATCTTTAAGGCTGGAGCCACCATTGGGTCTTAGTTCATATAGGTAATGCTTAACTAGCCAGCGTACAACGCCAGCAAAGCCAGTGAGTATGGTTAGTATTGCTACTAGCAGAGTTGCCCATTCTGTAGGTGTCATTTATACGCTCCGTATTGTCACTACAAGTAAGCCTCCGAACCCAGAGAACTTCTTATCTTGTGGGGTTTTATTGATAAAGTCCATCTCTTCTATCAGGCCAATAAAGGATTCTCCTGTACGGAAATCCTCTACTCGGATGGTATCGCCTGCATTTTCTACTGCTTCTAGTTGCTGCATACGATCCCAAGAGGAACCTTCGTAGCCTACTTCCACACCGAACTTATCGCTCTCGTGGTCAAAGCAGAATAGCGGATATTGAATTAGCCTCTGACGAGGAACTGCTGGTAAAGACTTGAGTTGATAACCAGTAAATAGTGGTCCAAGAGTGCTGTCTTGAGCATCACGGTTTAATGTAAACTTAAAGGCCAGATACTCCTGAGGTCCTTGCGGATAAGGAACACCAATCTCAGAGACGGTAGATTCTTCAGCAAAAGAACCGATTACATATTCAGTATAGTCATAGCCAATAGATGAGATACTTAAACTACCATTGGTAGTATCAATACGCGGGGTAAGTAGTTTGAATAACTTACCTTCAAGAGTGTTATAGCGGATAAAGCCAGTCTTTAGATAGCCAGATGCAACCTTGACTCCGTATGATTCAATCCATACTCCATCGCCTGGAACGCTAAATGCTACACGATCTGTGCCACCAAGAAAGGCTGTTGAGTTAGTAAGAGTAGTTTCGCCAGAGGCGTATACATCCCAAGCATAAGCAAAGACTAAGCTGTTAGGAACTACTGGCTGTGATAGGTCAATACGGACTAGGCCTGATTCACTTCCCTGCTTGGTAGATACATAAGCAAACTTATCCCTGAATACAACATCGGTACACTCTGTTTCAAACAGTAGCGGTCCATAAGAGACATCGCCATCAGCACCTAGAACTCCTACTCGCACACCTTTATTGGTGCATAGCACCGCGTAGGTACCAAGGTAGGTATCAAAGGTATTGATAATCTCACCTTCAGGTAGGTCTATTACTACCGAAGGAACGCTTAGTTCTGGGAATCCAAGAGCGTTGGCATTTGCTAAATCTAAAGTCATCTTATAGACAGATGAGTTTTTACGACTATAGCCACCTATGTAGATAGCATTAGGACCTTCTGAGATAGTAGTCCAAGTCCAGTCAGTCTGCGGATGGGTATAGTGGTCTGCAGGTAAAGCTCCACCGCCAGTATGAGTAGCACTTAATTCATAAACTTTATTATTGATAGTAGCAATTAGGCGCTGCTTGATGTATTTAATTCTGGCGCTGGTTGTAGATGAAGCATTATAGATTTCAGTAGAACTGCCTGAAGTAATAGCACCTCTATGGACGTGAGTTCCATTGATAAACCAGTATCTGATTCCATCTGTGGTCAGGTCAAGGATTGTAGATGCAGTTCCTGCTTGGGTATAAGTAGATGAGGTAGGAGTATCACTACTCATCGTAATCTTCTTCAAATCAGAGCCATCTGCTACAACTAAACAGTCATTAGTTCCATCATTAGCACCAATAATGATTGTGTCATTAGCGCTAGATAAAGCCCTGACTGTGGTATTTAATAAGGTAGCCTGTCCTTTAGTCCAGACATCTAATCCCTTGGACTCTGTGTATTGGAAGCGCAGTGATTCATCCTGAGCTGGTTCAAAGTATTTAATACCAGCACCTAAATGAAATGATGACTGAGATCTAAACCACCAACCAGTTAGAGACTGCTCACCAGCCTCACGGGTCTGGTCATATTGTTGCTTACGATACTGCGCCGTTACACGGCGATAGGGTGAGTCATCACTGGCAGCCAGAAAGAATGGCAAGCCGTTGATGGCTATATCGTAGGCAACACCTGTAGCTTGAAAATTAGTAGAGCCAGCAGGGTTAGAAAGGGTATAGGGAATACCCTCTGTGATATCGTCACCATAAGGTGCCAAGGTTTACTCCTTATGCTAAGGGTTCTTTTTCGTCCCACTTCTGATCTGTTTCATTCCAAGTATAAATCTTGCCATCAGACGGATATGCAACTGGTGCTTCCCAGATATACGTATCTTCATTCTTAGACCAAGATGGGAATGGCTGTGGTGCATAAAAACCTATGCCATCCCAGTTATATCCAACTCCTGCATAGTTCTTATGCAATGGTCTTCCTTCTGGATGTTGATTTCCTATTGTGTTGTAGGAAGTTTGAACCCAAGTTCCGCCTAGATTGTTCTCACACCATTCTTTGGTATCAGCAACAATGACACGGAGTACTGTGTTGTCACTTCCGATTTCTGCAAAATGTGCCATTAGTTTTCCTTATCTTTCCCGTTGAATAATGGAATAGAATCTTTCAAATTAACCTTACGAGAGGTTACATAACCGCCTTGGTTATCCAATCTGTTCCTAGCTTCTTTTTCATCTTCGGCAAGAATCTGCACAACCATCATTACTTCATAGGTATAGGCGTGTGTAGCAAGTGTTCCAGTATCTTTTTCTTTTGACATAGTTGCCCTTTCTAGGCTGCGTATCGTACGATAACGATACCAGAACCGCCGTTGCCGCCTGTTGTCGTTGCGGTGTTATAAGCAGTTCCTCCACCACCGCCACCACCTCCACCAGTATTAGCGGTCCCAGCAACTCCAGTGCTGCCTGTGGCAGCAGTAATATCATTACCGCCATCACCACCACCACCTGAACCACCTAAACCTTTAGTCTTACTTTCGTATTGACCTCCGCCACCACCACCAGCGTAAGTTACAGAAGAACCACTAATGGAAGTTGCTACACCAGCCCCACCATTTCCTGAAACAGTAGTAGTTGCATCTACACCAACAGCGTTTGCACCGCCGCCTCCTGGCGCAGGGCCATTGTTACCTGGC